TCAAGCGAAAGAGACCTTGTTTACGCTGCATGCCTATTACATGACGTTACTAAGGGCGTAGGGGATCCAGAAGCTGAAGACCCCAAGTCATTTGTATACGACCCGCTTCATCCATATACGGTTGGAATGTTCGTTAAGAAATGTCAAGAAAATGATAAGAAGTATTCTTCTGAATCTAGTTCTTCAACATTATTTATAGATGAAGATACAGTTCAATCTATAATGAGATTAGTAAGATGTCACCTTGGCCCATGGTCACCAGTCCCAGAAACTGTTCCCGTGACCTATTTGGATATCATAGTTCACATATCAGATAACTTAGCTTCTAAATTACATTACATAGCCGATGGAGATGAAATAGTCCAAGAAAGATGGACTGTAGGCAAGAAAGAAGAATAGAGTGAACAGCGACGATATTATGTCAGCTAGAACTATAGCTATAGAAAAAATGGAGTTTTATATACAAGAGTCGATATACTATAGGTCTTATAGCGAACATATGAATCAGGACTTAAAGATTATCTTGTGGAATATAAAAGACGAAATTGGAAAAGCTAGAATAGAATGAAAATATCATCAGAGAATAAGTTTTACTCTAAATGGCAGTATGTAGAATTGGCTAGATATATACCTAATATTAAGCGAGTTATTAGGGAAAAAGATCAAGATGGTAATATGCTGTACGATTTTCGTAGAGTAAAACCATACTCCGATAAATACGACAATACTGGAATTTACACTTCTGTATGGAGATTTAATTCAGAGGATTTAGAAACAGCTATTAGATTTGGTTCTCTTTACTTTGATATAGATAACGATGATATGGATATTTCATATGACGAAGTTAAAAAATTATATTCTCATTTAAATAAATTTATTCCAGATGAATCTATTATAGTTTATTTTACTGGTAAAAAAGGGTTTCACATAGAGTGCGAAGTAATAGCACTAGGTATAAATCCAGGAAACAATCTTCCAATTGTTTTTAGACATATTGCAACCGACCTAAAAGAAAAGCTAGAACTAACATCACTAGATTTTAGCGTTTACGATCCAAGAAGAATGTGGAGACTTGCAGGGACTAAGCATCAAGATACTGGTTTATACAAAACTATCATTAGCAAAGATTTACTTTTTACGAATATAGAAGCAGTTAGGTCGTATAGTTCAGAATATCATGAACCTATAGTAGAAGATCAAAAGTTTTCTAGCACGGCAAATCAATGGTATGCGGACTATGTCTTACAGGTAGATAACTTAAAGAATAAACCTAGAGATGTTTTAGCTCATTTTAATCAATATGGATCTTCTGGAAATAAAACATTTTCAGAGTCAGAAAAAGTATTTGAAAAAGAAAAGCTTTTAGATAAGTGTCCTTCTATAAAAAGATTATATGAACAAGCAAAAGAAAAACACTACCTGGAACATGAAGCAAGATTATTTCTATGCTCTATATTGACCTACTCTGAAGAGGGTGTACAATATTTGCACTAGATATTAAGTTATTGCGAAGATTATAATATATCTAAATCTACAGCTCATATTAATGACTGGATAAAAAGAAGAGACATGGGAATAGGTGGAAGACCATTCACTTGTGAAAGAGCAAACGCAGCCGGTGTTGGATGTGGTCAATGTTCTTTAGAAGAAAAAAATAAATGGATAAAAATAAATGGTAAGTTTTTTGAAACAAATGAAAAGTCATCACCGTCACCAGTACGTTTTGCATATTCAACAAAAAAGGAGGTGAATCATGAATAACCAAGAAGACGATGCAATTGGACTATGTTCCGAATGTAAATCAGAGCAAATGGATAGTACAATGTTCAGAAGCGTTTTTGCTCAGAATGGAGTTCCTCCAGTATGTAAATATTGTGGAGGAGTTGTAATCATAGTGATGAGATCGCAAAGAGATCAGGCAATAAATCAGCTAGATAGAGAAAGAGGTCTCTAGTGAAGAATTGGACCAACCTACATAACCATACCGTATTCTCTATGCTGGATGGACACGGTAGCGTAGAGCAATATCTAGAAAGAGCTAAGTCATTAGGAATGACTGGATTAGCTACAACTGATCATGGAAATATACATTCATGGTTAGACTTCTATGATGCAGGAAAGTCCGCAGGGGTAAAGCCAATTCTTGGATCTGAGTTCTATCAAGCTAGAAAAAGTAGGTTTGATAGAGATGAAGAAGAAAGATCCGGTCCTTCTAAAAACGAATGGGAACAAAGAGGTCCCTATCATATAACTATATTGGCAAAAAATAATACTGGATATCATAATATTATTAAAATGTCATCTAGGGCTTTTACAGAAGGCTATTACGTTAAGCCTAGAATAGATCATGATTTAATATCGCAACACTCAGATGGTATCATAGTCTTATCAGGGTGCCTTAATGGTGAGGTGTCTCAAGCTCTCTTAAGAAAAGATTACAATACCGCACTAAAACACGCTACGACAATGCAAGAAATTGTAGGAGCAGAAAATTACTTTATAGAGATTCAAAACCATGGTATTGAAGAACAACTTTCTATAATACCTGATCTAATTAGATTGGCCAATCATATTGGAGCAAAGGTTGTTCCATCCGGGGATTGCCATTACGTTCATCAGCACGACGCAAATGCTCATGACATTATGCTTTGCGTAGCAACTAACTCAAACATACATACACCGAATAGGTTTTCCTTTTCTGGTGATCAGTTTTATCTACAGTCATACGACGAAATGGCTTCTATTTTTTCCGAAGAACTCCTTAGAAACACAATGCATGTTAATGACATGATTGACGTTGATCTAAACTTTGGGGATATACACTTTCCTAACTTTCCAATTCCTACTCAAGAAACATCTGTAGATTACTTTGAAAGATTAGCTTGGGATGGCCTAAAAAGACGATACGGAAATGAATTACCTCAACATATAGTTGAGAGAGCTAATCATGAAATAAAAGTAGTTAAGGAAATGGGTTTTCCAGAGTACTTCCTAGTTGTTTCCGACCTAGTTAGATGGGCTAAGGAAAACGATATTAGAGTTGGATGGGGAAGAGGTTCTGCGGCAGGTAGCGTTCTCTCGTATGCTTTTGACATTACCAACCTAGATCCAATTAAGTTTGGACTTATGTTTGAAAGATTCCTTGTAGAGGGAAGAAAGTCTATGCCGGATATTGACTTAGACTTTGACGATAGACATAGGGATAAAGTAATTGAATACGCCCGCACAAAATACGGTAGTGACCATGTTGCACATATATGCACATTCAACAGAACTGGTGCTAGACAGTCGATACGAGATGCCGCAAGAGCACTTGGATACGATTTTTCTACAGGAGATAAAGTATCTAAATTAGTTCCACCACCAGTTCTTGGCGTATCTAAATCGCTAAAAGAATGTATGGACGTTTTTGAATTTTCGCAATTGTACAATACAGAAGCAGACGCAAAGATAGTTATAGATACAGCTTTTGGTCTAGAAAACTTAGTACGTCAAACTGGTATCCATGCTGCTGGCATCGTTATATCTAAGAATGAACTGACTGAATATCTTCCTATTATGAAAAAGGGAGCAGATAGCCCAATAGTCACCCAATGGGATATGGGTAGAGTAGAGCAGTGTGGGCTACTTAAAATTGACTTCTTAGGATTAAGAAACTTAGGAGTAATAGATAACTGCATAAAGTTAGTCAAGAAGAATAAGAATATAGATATTGATGTAGATACAATTCCAATTGATGATCAAAAAACGTATGACCAGTTAGCTAAGGGAAATGCTGTAGGAGTTTTCCAGCTGGAGTCTGCTGGTATGCGAGAACTTATGGTTCAATTGCAGCCACGAGACATTCAAGATATTATGGCATTGATTTCGCTTTATAGACCGGGTCCAATGGGCTCTGGCATGGATAAGCTATATATAGATAGAAAACACGGCAGAAGTAAGATAGTTTATGACCATCCTAAATTAGAAAAAGTATTAGGCCCATCTTTGGG